GCCGGTCACCATCATCTGGGACTCGGTGGCAGCGACCTCCCCGAAGTCGGAGCTCACCGGCGACTACGACAAGGACTCGATCGGCCTCCAGGCTCGCGCGATCAGCAAGGGCATGCGCAAGATCACTGGCGTCATCGCCAACCAGAACGTGCTCCTGGTGTGCCTAAACCAGATCCGCACGAAGGTGGGTGTCATGTACGGCGATCCGACCACGACCCCTGGCGGCATGGCGATCCCCTTCCACTCCTCGGTCCGCATCAAGCTGGGTGCTGGACAGCACATCCTCACGAAGGACAAGGAGGTCATCGGCATCCACGTCTCAGCGAAGACCGTGAAGAACAAGGTGACCGCGCCCTTCAGGTCCTGCGAGTTCGAGATCCACTTCGGCGTGGGCATCAAGGAGCACGAGCAGCTGTTCGACATCCTCCGCCGCCACGGTCCTGAGTCGGTGAACGGCCGCAAGGTGGAGATCGGCGGCACGGGTGCCTGGAAGACCCTCACGGTCATGAACGAGACCACAGGCGAGGTGCTGGTCGACAAGAAGTTCTACAAGGCGGAGTTCGACAAGATCGTGGAGGACCCAGAGTACTCAGACTACATCGAGGACCTGCTCGAGGCTGCGATGTCGAAGAAGCGGAGCACCGAGGGACCGGACATCGATGCGGAGTCCTACGAGGAGGTGCGGTCAGTGGCAATGGAGGTCGACGTCTCTGACATCTCGCCAGAGGACTGATGAAGCACCCAGTCATCATAATTGATTCACTAAATCTCTTTACACGCCACTTCGTGGTGAATCCCACCATGAGCCGCCAGGGGCAGCAGATCGGCGGCTTCGTGGGCTACCTGAAGGGCCTCAAGCTGCTCACCGAGAAGCTGCTCCCCAAGCGCGTGGTGGTGGTGTGGGAGGGGGGCGGCTCCCCACGCCGCCGGGCCATATTTCCTGAGTACAAGCAGGGGAGTCGGCCCCAGAAGCTGAACCGTTACTACGACGACGGTGAGCTACCCGACACCTACGAGAACAGGGACTTCCAGATCAAGATGACGATCGAGGCCCTGAAGCACGTCCCGGTGCAGCAGGTCTACGTGTCCGACTGCGAGGCGGACGATGTGATCGCCTACATGTGCCGCCACCTGTTTGTGGGCGACCAGATCGTGGTGGTGTCCTCCGACAAGGACCTGTACCAGCTCATCGACGACCGAGTGTCCCAGTGGTCTCCCGGCCAGAAGAAGCTCATCACATCGGAGGAGGTGCACGACAAGTTCGGCGTGTGGCCCACCAACATGTGCCTCGCCAGGAGCTTCGTGGGAGACCCCTCCGACGCCATCCCGGGGATCGAAGGAGCTGGCTTTAAGACCCTGCTGAAGAGATTCCCATCCCTGGGCAGAAGTGAGTCCAGACTGATCCAGGATGTCCTGGATGAGGCTCTGCACATACCTCCTCCCCACCCAAAGCTTATCAGAAACATCCTTGAGTGCGGTGATATAGTAAGACGTAACTGGAAGCTGATGCACCTCGACATCGCAAACCTCTCAGGTGACCAGATCAAAAGAATAAACGACTCTGTCTCAAGCTACGAGCCCAAGAAGAATAAGATGGAGCTCATGAGACTATTCGTGAGGCACGGAGTCCAGGACTTCGATGTCGACTCCTTCTTCATGTCACTCAGCGCATTAACATCCCAGAGGTAACAATGGAAGACAATGACCAGAAGATTGAGCTCGCCCTAAACGGCTCGTTCTCCAAGTACGGCAAGCAGTTTCAGGAGGGCATCTTTCACGGCCTCCTGACCGATCACCCCTGGGCGGCGCAGATGATGGAGGTGATGAAGCCCACCTTCTTCGACGTGAAGTACCTGGAGTTCCTGTGCGAGAAGTACTTCCTGTACCACCACAAGTACAAGTGCTTCCCCTCCATGGGGCTTCTCGTTCCGCTGATCAAGGAGGACCTCGCTGAGTCGAATGACAAGATCCTGCTGGACCAGACAGTTGAGTTCCTGCACCGCTTGAAGACCAACCCAAACATGGGCGACCTCCAGTACATCAAGGACAAGTCCCTCGACTTCTGCAAGCGGCAGGTGTTCCGGGATGCCCTGGAGAAGGCTGTCGAGCTCATCTCGACCGACAAGTTTGAGTCAGTTGTGGGCCTCATGAAGGAGGCAGTGGGTGTCGGACTCCCGAGCTCAGTGGGGCACGACTTCTTCGAGGACTTCGAGGCCCGATTTGTCAAGTCCCGGAGGCAGTGCTGTCCCACTGGCATCGAGCGGTTGGACGCAAAGGACATCCTGCAGGGTGGGCTCGGTCGAGGTGAGATCGGCGTCATCATCGCCAACACAGGCGTCGGCAAGTCACACTTCCTGGTGGCCCTTGGAGCCAACGCAATGCGGGTCGGCAAGAACGTGGTCCACTACACCTTTGAGCTCACGGAGACGGCGGTCGGCATTCGGTACGACTCGAACCTCTGCGGCGTCGCCTCCAACGAGGTGCCTGACAGCAAGGACCTGATCAAGAAGCGGTACGGCGACCTCGAGCTGGGCAGGCTCATCATCAAGGAGTATCCGACAGGCTCCGCCTCGGTGATGACCATCAGGAACCACCTCGAGAAGCTCATGATGAAGAACTTCATTCCCAGCGTCGTGATTATCGACTACGCGGACGTCATGCGGTCCTCCCGGCAGTATGACTCACTCAGGCACGAGCTCAAGCTCATCTACGAGGAGCTCCGCAACCTGAGCATGGACATGAACATCCCTATCTGGACGGCGTCCCAAGCTAATCGCGCCTCATCATCAGCCGACGTCGTCGGTCTCGAGAACATGTCCGAGGCCTACGGCAAGGCGATGGTCGCGGACGTCGTTCTTTCACTTTCTCGTAAGCCTTTGGAGAAGGACAAGGGAACGGGTCGTGTCTTCATTGCCAAGAATCGAGCCGGTCGCGATGGAGTCGTCTTTCCTGTCAACATCGACACTGCGAGATCGAAGATTGAGATCCTAGACCCCACTGAGCTCTCACTGAATGAGGCTGTCATGCAGGATGAGTCGACCATGAAAGACCTGCTAAAACAGAAGTGGAAAGAAGTGAGTCACGCCTAGTTATACTCACCAAATCAGCTTCAGGAGATCATGGAACCAATACTCTGTCCGAACCCCGATCGATTTGTTATCTATCCAATTGTACACTCGGACCTCTGGCAGGAGTTTAAACGCCAGGAGGCCTCGTTCTGGACTGCGGAGGAGATCGACCTCACGGAGGACAGGCGCGACTGGGACAGGCTGAAGGAGGAGGAGCGGCACTTCATCAAGCACATCCTCGCCTTCTTCGCGGCGAGCGACGGCATCGTGAATGAGAACCTGTGCTACCGGTTCGCCAACGAGGTGCAGTACCCCGAGGCCCGGGCGGCCTACACCTTCCAGGCGGCGATGGAGACGATCCACAGCGAGACCTACTCCCTGCTCATCGACACCTACGTGACAGATGCGGACGAGAAGAAGAAGCTGCTCCGGGCCATCGAGACGATCCCCGCTGTGAAGAAGAAGGCGGACTGGGCCCTCAAGTGGATGAACAACTACTCACCCTTCTCCCAGCGCCTGCTCGCCTTCGCCGCCGTCGAGGGCATCTTCTTCAGCGGCTCCTTCTGCGCCATCTACTGGCTCAAGCACCGGGGCCTGGGCATGAAGGGGCTCACCTTCTCCAACGAGCTCATCAGCCGGGACGAGAACGCCCACACTGACTTCGCCATCCGGGTCCACAGGAACCACATCGTCGACAAGCCCAGCCAGGCCACCGTCCACGAGATCATCTCCGACGCGGTGAGGATTGAGAAGGAGTTCATCTGCGAGGCACTGCCGGTGAGCTTAATTGGCATGAACTCTGAGGCCATGTCGGGCTATATTGAGTTCGTGGCAGATCGACTACTCACGGACCTGGGCTACTCCAAGCTCTACAATGCCAAGAATCCCTTCCCATGGATGGAGATGCTGGGCCTCGAGGGCAAGACCAACTTCTTCGAGCGCAGAGTGAGCGAGTACTCGAAGGCAGGCGTTGCGACGGGCGCACCACAGTCACTTTCATGGGATGGAGACTTCTGATGAGATCATTTGTTGTCAAGAGCAGCGGCAAGCGTGAGGAGATCAAGTTCGACAAGATAACCCAGCGCATCAAGCGGCAGTGCAAGGGCCTCAACGAGGAGTACGTGAGCCCGATCGCTGTCACCCGCAGCGTGGCGGAGTCGGTCGTCGACGGCATCACAACAGGTGAGATCGACGCCCTCATCGCCCAGGAGGCTGCCCGGATGGTCACGGTGCACCCGGACTACTCCCTGCTTGCAGCACGCATCCTGGTCACGAGGTGGCAGAAGTCAGTTCCGGTCAACTTCTCAGAGAACGCGGGCCGGCTCTACGACAACGTGGACCCCGTCACCGGCAAGCACGCACCCCTCGTCAGCAAGGAGCTGCTGGAGCTCATGTCGGACAAGAAGGCGTCAGAGCTCGTCGACAGGGCAATCATCCA